TGCATAAGGAACACACTCTTTTTTATATTCATCCCAGTATGAACCTTCAGGGCATGGATCACCACCTTCTGCCATTTGTCTATTTGGCATAGGTTGTTGTGTTCCTTGGTTTGATTGACCATTTCCCATAAATATTTCCATCAGTTTAGGATCACCAGATTTTTGAACAAGATCATAAAGTTCTTCATTAGCTGCTTTATCAGATTGTCTTTTAAGTATGTTAACAAAGTTATTTTTCTTTTTAGCAACTTGATTGTTATCATCCATCCGGTTTCCTTTTCCTAATGAAGGATCTTGAGCTTCTCCACCAGGTTCAAACATTTGAGACATTCTTTTAAGAAACTTCTTTTTGTGAGCTCCACCATCTTTAAAGTTTGGATCTAGTGGTACTCCCCATGTTTTATCATGAATTGTATCACCACTAGGTAAAACATACATTGAATCTTTTCTAGTTATAGGTATATCAATTCCAAAACCTGTTCTATCAAATGATCGGCCTGCACCACTATAACTACTATCTATATAAGGTTGATAACCCTGTGTTGGAAATCCTTCAGCACCTACTTCAAAATCATTTTTATCTCTATTATAATAATAAGTAGCACCAGCTATACCAGCACCTAATAAACCTGTACCTATTAAAAAGTTTCTACCAGTAAGATAGTTTCTATTTGCTTGTAAACTATAATCAGCATACTGAGCACCAAATGGTTGATCACCAAATGCCATTCCTCCAGGTTCTTCTGATCCAATTTTTCTTGGTCTTCCAAAGTAATCTACTGTAACTTTACTTGCATTAGGAAAAAATTTATTTCTTGCAGCAAAACCAGGATATGTAAATGGTAATAAATATGAACTAGCAAATAAAGGTACTCCAATCATATTTCCAGCAATTCTCCAACGTGATCTTGGTTCTTTTCTTAATGGCTCTGAAGATACTTTTTCAGGATATCCTGTAAAATCAAACCCACTTCCATATTTTTTTGTAAATGGTAAAGTCCATGATTGATTATACCAATTTAACTCATTACCCTTATAATAACTTTTTTGTATCATTTCTAAAGGCATTCCTGTTTTTATATCAATAAGACTTTGTCTTTTAGGATCTACAAAGAATTCATCTTTAATTGTTAATGTGTTTTTATCTACACCTTTAAGTGGAGTTTTAACATCTGTAATTAATTCAACTTTAAGTTTACCATCAGCACTTGTTACAAGTCTAACTTTAGTATTACTTTTTTGATTGTGTAAACTTAAAAAGTTTAATTCAGGAACACTTGATGTAGGAAATTCAAATTGCACTACTCCATTGTTTTTTAAACCAGTTTTAACACCATGTTCTTTTACAGATGTAGTAAGCAATTTATATAAATCTGGACCCATATTAAATGCAAGACCAGAACTATATGTTCCATCTCCATTTGGTGAAAGTATTTCAGGCTTATAGTCTTTATCCCTTAGTATTTTAAAAATATCGTCATGAGTTTTGGTTGTTGTAGTAGAAGGTTCTACTTCTGATCTACCTCCCCACATTCCAAATGCTTTACTTGACTCTGCCCAGTTTCTTGGTCTAATATAATTAAGACCAGTACCAAGTACTTGTGCAGTTGTACCAAAAGCACCTCTTGGTGGTGCTACTGCATTTTTTTGATAGTAGGAATTTTGTAAATTTTGTATAAAACTTGGAGCTACAGTAGTTGATTGAGGTTCAATACTTACAGTAGGTTCTATTTTTGGTTTTGGTTTTGGTTTTGGTGTAGGAATTGGTTTTTTTGTTTTTACACATTTACCTCGATTTGCAAGAGGTAGTTCATAATGAGCACCCCCATGTTTAGATGTAGGTAACAAATCATTAGGTATACCTTCTGTTCCAACATTCTGATAATTATACATTCCTTGTAAGTATGCATTTAAATCAGGTGTTTCTAATCTATTATTTGGAAGATTAAAACTTTGTAACATAGCTTCAATAGACATAGGCATTTTTTGCTCCATACTCAATTGTCCCGGATTTGAATATTGGTCTATTACAGTATCTTCAGGTGATTGTTCATCACTAAAGTAATTATCATACTCACCACCATCATTAAAGTAACCACCATATTTAAAAGCTTCTTCTTGTTCTTCTTGTTCTACATTTCTATTATTATAATGTTCCATTGCATCATAACCTGTATCTTCTTCAGATTCTGATAATGCTAGTTCCTCATCTTCATCTGGAGTTCCTGGATTTTGATTTGGTACTACGTCTTGTTCTGCTTCTCCTTTTTGAGGTTGTTGTGCTTGTCCTACTGCATCCCAATCATCTTCTTCATCTTGTTGAAGACTAGCAGGATCTGCATAACCATCTTGTGCAAGTTTTTGCATAACAGTTTGCATAACCTTATATGCCATTTCTTGTGGCATACCATACTCCATTAATAGTTTTCTAAAAACTTCTTGAGGATCACCACCATCTCTTAAAGTTGAATATGTATCAAGCATTATAACTTGTAACTTATCTTGAATACCATTACCAACTTGCATACCCATTTTTGCTTTTGGTAATGCTTTATCTAAGAATTTTGCAGTCTTATTATAGTATCCTGGAGTTTCACCTGGACCAGCTTTTCTTATTTTTACAGACTTTTTCATACAATGTGTTATATATAAATATACTAAAAATTAATTTAATCAATAAACTTATAAAGTTTATTCTTCTTCTACAATGTAACCTCCTTTAACATATTTGTCTATTTCTGTTTTAGATAGTTTCATACTTATTCCACCCATTTTATTTTTATATCCAGGTTGACTACTTATTTGTCTCCAAGCATCAATTCCTTTAAATGGTGTTAGTATTGATGATTTAGGAGTATATAATTTATCTGTTCCAACATTTATATTTTGCATAGCAATTTTACTTAATAAACCTTTGTTAGCTACACTTGGATTATAACCTACATATTTTTGTAAAAAATCTTCTTGTTGAGCTGTAGTAAATTTAGATCTCCAATTTGGCATACTTACACCAGGAAATAAATGTGAAAAAAGTTCCTCATCATAAGATGGTAATCCTTTACTTGTACGTTCAGCAGCTTTCATATAATCATCCATTTTACCTGAATCAAAAAGCATATCATCAAACTTCAGTCGAGCCATATCATATTCTAACTGCTTCATTAGATTTTGTCTAAATTCAAGTTTACTAAAAAAGTCTTTATTAGATGCAACCCATTGTGGTCCATCAAATGCATTCATCATTTGATTTCTTACCTCCCATCCATCAGACCATGGTTCAAACTCAAAGTCCCCAATACCTTTAAAAATATCAGAACCATATCCAGAAAGTCCTTTCATATAAGAATTAAGCCAATCATTTGCATCTTTAAATCCTAATTTTTTTGCATTATCTAAAGGATAATAACTTTCAGGATCAATATGGTACCACTCTTCACCTTTAAATTTATAATCATCACCAAATCTTATTGGTGAAAAACTATCTGGATAATAATTTTTTAATAGACTTAGATCTAGTTTAGGTTTAATAAGTTTAACATAACTCGGAGAGTTTATTATTTTAGGAACATAAGGTGTAAAATCTTTTCTAGGAACATAAGTATTTCTACTTTTTATTCCTATGTTAAAATAGTTACTTTTTGGTCTATAAACTTCTCTACCAAATACTGTTGGAGTTTTTCTTCTACCTCTAAAACCAGGAGGCCATCCCATCTCAGCTTCAGGAAGTTCACCACCTTCTTTAAATTTAAATCTTAACGGAGAATAATAAGTTCTTACAATATTTGATTTATTTCGAGCTGCATCTAAAAGTGGTCCAAAGTACATAAAAGCTTCATAAGAAGATAATGCTTCTGCAGAAATATTTTTTAAACTATCCCCTTCTAAAGAAATAAGTCCTGTTTGTGGATCTATGTGTTTAGATTGAAATGCTTTTGGAGCACCTTCATATACATCATATTTTGAAAGATCAATATACGGAGCTACATCAGATTTCTCTTTTTGTCTAATTTTAATTTGTTCTATATTAGATTCTGGACTACCAAAATCTCCAGATTTTATTTTATTATTTAATTTATTAATAAGTTCATCATATTTACCTTCAGCATAAAGTTTTTGTAAAGCTAATGTTTCTGCTTGCATTTCTTTAATTATAGGTTTTGTCTGGGTAAATAAAGGTTCTAAAACTTTTTGTCCAGGGTGTCCAATAATTGGAGTTTCTGCAGGACCCATCCATGATTGAAAAAATACAGGATCTATACCACTTTCTTGCCATCCTTCTAAAGGTTTACTAAATTTAAAACCACCCATTAAACCTGGTAAAGCACCTTCTCTACCACCAGTTTGTTTCATTATTTGAGATTGAGCAGCTGTTTCATTTTCAAAGTTTCTAAATCTATTAAACATATCCATAGCAGAACCAGAGTAGTCAAAAGGATATCTTAATAAAGTTCCGTAACTTCCATAAGTATCACTCATTATACCTTTTCGTATATGTTCTGGTTGTGAAGAAAAACTAGGAAAAGTATATAAAGCATCTAAACTTTCAGGAGTTCCTTGTTCTCTACCATGAACCATCATTGTTTTATATGGTAAACGTGATAAACCATCTCTTCTACCATATCTCATTCCAGGAATATGTGATGCTGAATACATTGCCATTCCAGGAGCATCACCTAATAATCCTTTATCTATATAAGCTTTTAAATCTAAAAATGATAAAGGTGTCTTTGTTCCTGAACTTGATACTCCTTCAACTAAACTAGGTTCTGTATATCTTGCAACAGTTAATGCATTTTGTATACCTTTTTTAGTTGCAAGATTTAATAAGTTAGGATATTGTACAAGTAATCTTTCAGGAATACTTGGAGAAATAATACCTTGTGATTTTAAATTAGCTATCAATCCCATAGTTTCAGGAGCTGTTGAATTTAAATAGTTAGTAAAACTTAAATCTGCTAATTGTTTAGTAATATTTGTTTTAATATTTTCTATTTTAGGTGTTTTAATTGGTTTTTTTGTTTTTACACATTTACCTCGATTTGCAAGAGGTAATATTATCCCTCCTTTTTTGTTAATAATATTGCCCCATTTATCAAATGACAGTTCCTTTTTCAGAGGGGCTTCTATGATATTGAAATCCTTTTCGTAATTTTCACCACGTCTGTTATTATTTATTAAATTATTATTTATTAAATTATTATTTTTAGGTATATTTAATAAAGATGGTTTTCCTAATAAGTTTCTAGCAAATTGATTAACATTTTTATATCCATGTTTACCTATTATAAATGCCATATAAGCATGTGCAAGTGAAGGTGAAATTTTATCCCAATCAAATTTTAATCCTTCATTTTTATCAAATTTAATTCCATCATATATATTCTTAAATGCTTCAGTTCCAAAACCTTGTACAGTTTCTCCTGTTACAGGATCAGTATGTGGAACAAAAGCATGATTTGCAAAGTAGCCTGTTAATGCAGTACCGGGAGTTACTAAATTAGTTACAGCATTACCTATACGTGGTAAAATCTTACCTGTTTTTAAAGCTGGTGGTACATATTTAGCAAAAGGTGTAAGTACCTTTGTACCCATTGTTCTTTTTAATGTTTTTGAAAACGGCAAAAGAGCAAAACCCAAATTCATCAAATTGTCTGCTGTGGAAGGGGCATCTGCATCTCCTTTAAACTGCTTGCCTAAACCAGCTCCTGCCCTGATGGCATATTCAAATGGATTAACCATAGTGATAAACTGATCAACAATATCTGTATTAAGCTTATTTATATTATCTATATATATATCGGATGGTCTTGGGAAATTATAATCAAAATTGTGTAGTTGGGAATAAGGTACGGGATCAGCAGTCATTGCATTTATCCAATATAAATCTGATGCAGTAGGGTTAGAACCCATCAAACCAATGAAAGGATCCTGCAGTTTTCCTTCTAACCACTTATTCCAAATTGTATTTTTTGGATGAGTTATTAAAGAAATAGCTTGGTCTGCAAACTTACCATACCAAGGATAACTATCATACGTTTCTTGCATGTCTTTTTTTGCTCTTATGAGTTGATTCTCATATCTTTTAGTTATTATGTTATTAACTAGAAGTTTTCCATACGAAGGTTGTCTTTTATAATTTGATAAAAACTTTTTACCTTCTGGAGATTTTTTAAAACTAATAAAATCTTTATACTCATAATTATCCTTCCAATCCCTCCAGCTTCCCGGCTCACCCACATCCTCACTTTCATATTCGTCATCCATTACGTTTCTTACACTAGGAATTATGTCATTATCATAGGCATACTTTAACCATCCCTCAGCTTCATTTGCTTTAACAGCTTTTCGTATTTCCATTTTTCTTTTTGGAGTAACATTGCCATCTTTGTCAAGATCAGAGTAAATATTTGATCTAAAAAATACTCGTCCAGATTCATCCATCATCGGAGATAAACTACCATAATTAATGTTTTTATTAAAATTTTTATCATCTTGAAGCTTCTTGATAGATGGAATAAATATAGCAAGCTTGTTGGAAGGAGGAAACCCTTGTAAAGATGCTATAAACTCCTGGAAAATATTTTCTTTATCTTCTTGAGAAGGAGCTTTATTTATGGCTTCAACTATTTTATTATATGCATCTACATACGATTTATTTTGGTTATAACCAAACATGAAATATGGATTAATTTTTTCAAATTTTTCTTTAGAATTAGTTCCGTAAACATGATCATGTAACTGAGTATTCAATAATGTATAATAATTTTGCTCAAAATTTTGCTCTGTAACTTGCATATTCTTACTTCGAATTTCTTGTTGAGTTTCATCAATAGATTTTTTATAATTTTCCATTATGGTATTATAATCTTTATGATACTCATTTTTATTTCTCTTATCAACAGTTTTTTTAAATGAACCATCTTTATTAAATACAGCTCGGGCAGTTGATGGGAAGGTATAATCATAGTTAAATACGTCTATATCATTAATAGATAAGTTTCCTTTTGAATCAGATTTAATTTTAGGTTTGTCCATAGGAGCCCAATTCCAATAATTTGAACCATATTCATAATCAAATGGACTATAAGCAGGATTAGGTATCACACCTGCTCCATCAGTAGGATTAATAACCTCATGACGAATACCTTTACCATTATTATTTATATCCTTGGTATATATATCCCATTCTCCATCTTTAGTTTTCCTATAAAATACACCTGCATTATCTATATAATACTTATCAGCATTATATTGAATATCAAAATATTCTGCAACATCTGTAAAGTTTTTATTTATACCAGAAGTAACACCATAATTTTTATCTTCTTTTAATTTTTTCTTAGCTTGTTCTGCAGTGTATCCTTGTTTAATATATTCTTCAATAAAACGGGCTCCTTGTTCTAAATAATACTGGTTTAAAAGCTTTAATGCACCTTCATATTCTTTTTGAAGATTTTTAGCATTTATACCATGATACTTTTCAAATTCTGAAGGCTTCATTCCATACTTACTCATTAGACCAAATATTGCTGCTCTAGGATAACTTCTTATTTCATAGTTACCATTCCCAAGATCTTTTTTATCTATGTAAAAGAGTTCTTTATACTCTTTATTTTCTGGATCATTGTACCATTTATTACCTCCATGTTTTTCCCATTCTTCTTTAGTAATTGTTTCCCAAGGATCTAATGCACCTTTTACATGTTTATTTCCTCTTTTTGTAGCTTTAGTATAATAATCTTGCAAACTTTGATTATATATACGTACTTGTTCTTTAGTAATTGTTTCCCAAGGATCTAATGCACCTTTTACATGTTTATTTCCTCTTTTTGTAGCTTTAGTATAATAATCTTGCAATCTTTGATTATATATACGTCGTTCTTCTTCTTCTCTTTTTCTTTTTTCTTCTTTAGCTACTTGTTCTCTATATTGTATAGCAGATTCTTCTTTAGCTTGAACTTGAGCATATTCCTCATCAGTAAGACAAACTCCTTTATAAGCTCTTGAACCTGGAGGACAGTTTAATCTATTACCTTGATAATCTACGGGTATATAAGGATTAGCTTGAACATTAGTTACAAGTCTATTAACCATATCTCTTTCAACTGTTGGAGTTCCAGCAGGTACAATATCTAAGTTACCTGTAAGAAGATTTCTTTTATGACCATAACCACCACCTATAATAGGTTGAGTAGCAAGTTGTTCTAAACCTGTTCTTTGTCTACCATAATCTTGTGGACCTATATTATAAGTAGGAAATAATTCTGCTGTAGGTAGAGCTGGTGCATTTGGTATAAATTCCAAACCACTTTGTGATTCAATACCTTGAATCTTTGTTTCCTCAGAAGGAGTTGTATAGTTTATAATAGAGTTTAAGTCCTCTTTACCTTGAATCTTTGTTTCCTCAGACTTTTTTTTACGTTTTAACCATTTAGGCCAATCAGTTTCTCCTCCTGGTGCATACTGTGGTATACTTGTTATTCTATATTTTGCCATGACTAACTTGTTCTAATGTGTAACCATATTTTTTTAATTCAGCAACTTGTTCTAGAGTTAAATTTACTATATCTCCTAGTTCCAATTGTCCTCCATACTTACCATCTAATTTTTTTTCTGTACTATCACCATTTGCTTTAATAAGACCACCATTCTTCTTGTTCCACCAATCAAAATTAAACCAATTAAACCAATTAAAACCTTCATCTGAACCTTTAGAGAAATCAGTAGTATTTATTACATCTTTAGTCCAGTTATTTCTTTGTGTTAATCCTCTTCTTTCATATTCCTGGAGCATTTTATTTTTATCTCCTTTTACAACTCCTTCTACAAAACTTGGGAACTTATTTAAGCTACCTAAATTATATGCATAATCAGTAAGCATCATTTGACTATTCTGAGGTAACTTGTCATAAGTTCCTGTACCATATTTGTCATCTACATATTTTTCTGCTTTAGTCTGATGAGCTAACACATCTTTTTTCTGTAAGTCTCTAGCTTCTTGTTCAGTCAAACCTGAAGCAAATGATTCACCAGGTTGTAATTTATGTCCATAAGCTATAGTCTTAGCACCACCTTCAACACTTGCATGAGGATACCATTTATTATTTTTGTAACCTTTTTTAATGGAGTTTTCCAAACCTCTTAAATCTGATAAGTATTTTTCTAGAGTAGCTGGGTCTAAATCTTTAGGAGATAGTTCTCCTCCAGGAGCATAGTTATTAATGTTACCACCATCTTGATAATACTTGGCATTAGGATCATAAATTTTATTCTTTCTAGATTTAGGTTTTGCAAAAAAAGCATGTTCTGCAAAAAATCTATTTGTTGCTTCAAGACTTCTTGAATATGATCTAGTACTTTTACCTTTTGGCATCTTAGGTCTTTTAGTAGATCCTCCTCTTTTAAAATCTTCTGGAACTTCTAAGTCTTCAATATTATGTTTGCTATAATCAGATGTAAGTTCTTGACCTCTTTGTATATCCCGTCCGGCAACTATCATTATATAATTACCATTGTCTACTTCATAAACATTTGGTTCTTCACTGTGATTGTAATATCCAAGAACAGTAGATGGAAATGGTGCTTGATACTCTTCTCCATTTTTCATGAACTTTTTTCTAATATGAGATATACCAATTACATCTCCTTTTCTTATAGCTTGGTCTGCAAATAATCCTTTTCCTTCAATAGGAGAAGCTCCGACTTTTACAGCTTTATATATAGGAGTATCTATACCTTGTGCAGCATTAATAAAATTATTATCTTCTTTTTGATTTGTATCTGTAGAATTCTTATTAATAACTTTAGTAAGTTTATTAAGATTTCTTAATGAATCAATTATGACTTTCTTATTAAACATTATCTAGGAGAAAATTGAGTTTTAGTATTACTAAATTTAAGAATCATATTTATATCATTACATTGTTTTCTTTTTAAATTTAAGAAATTAAGATAATGTCTAAACTTTTTTCTTTGTAATTCAGGTTTAGTATAATCCATGTTAAGAGGATTAAGAATTCTATTATAACCATCTTGTGATGTTATCCATGTATTTTCTGAAGAGTAATTACCTTGTAATATTGTAGTACCAGGAATTAATGGTCCAGTTGGTGGATAATTAGAACCTATTGGAAATTCATCTCTATCTCTTGTTATATCCCAAAACTGATTAAATCTATATTTCTGTTCTTCTTTAGAAAATAGAATATCATAAGATGCAAAGTTAGATCCAAGTTTAGGATATTGTAAAGAAAGATTAATATCATTCTTAGGATATAAGTTAAGATTTAAATATCCGGAAACTTGTTCAGTATTATATATTACAGCTTGATCAAAGTTATAATCTAGTACGTGATGTTGATCAATACAACTATTACCATTTCTTCTATAACATTCTAATGCGTATTCAATAGAACGTGTTGTCATAGTCATTTGTTGTGATGCTATCGGGAATTCAATTTCCCAACCATACTGTTGACCATAATAATTACAGAATTTATCACAGATGTAATTATGTTTCCAGATAGTATTATTCTTAGTAGTTAAGAATATATCTTTAGTAGGTATAGAAAAGTCAGGATGCCAGTCATGGAATGAAACCCAATATTGCATTTTAGGATCATAACTAATTGTCCATGAAGCATCTTCAAATAAATAAGAGTCTCCTAAATAAAAAATAAGATTAATATTATTATCTAAAATAAAGTTATCTCCAGTACCATCAGGATTTAGTGATTGATATTTTACTCTACCTTTGAATTCATCTTTTAAATAATAATCTTTTTTAGCAAAGTATAATATTGTACTTGAACTATCAAATGTAGCTTGACAACCAATTCCTGCTACTGGATTATCTTGCCAAGGATAATCTGGAAAATCTTCTGTAAGTCTGTATGGCATATATAATATAAACCACCATTTCATACCTGCCTGAGATATTTCTTGAAGTCCTTGACCATATGTAAGTATACGTCCTTGATTTTGGGACATGTAGAATACTCCTACAGGAGTAGAAATAACTGATAATCTATTTTGTGATGAACCATATTCATAGGCTTTATCTGCATTTGTCACAGCTTGTTGTGGTTGTGAAAATAAACCTCCATCACCAATAGTAATCTTTGTATTAAGATCTGTTTCAAGAGTATCTACACCTTGGAACATCTGAGGACTTTCATTTTTAAACGTAATGAATATACCACTTTTGTTTATTGCTTTAACTCCAGATATCTGACCTTTAAATTCTTTGTAGTTGTTTATTAAATATATAAACCAACTATCTTTTATTGCTTCATCTTGTTGTGGTAAAGAGTAAACAATTCTATCAGGATAATAAGCGTAACATAATTTAGCTATTTTAGGATTATAATATATTGATTGTATAGCCCCTGCAGAAAAATATTGATTATATAGTTTAGATACACTTAGTGAATAATCATAAATATATTCACTTAGTTTACCCATAACTCCTGGGTTCATATCTTGCATTGCAATATAATCTGTATATCTATACGGATCATAATGTTTACCTCCTTCTCTTGTACTTTGCTTTCTAAAATCAACCAGAACATCAGACTCTACAAAGAAATCTCTTATACCTGAATTAGCAAGATAAAAATATGCATTTCTTACAGACCATAAACCTTCATATTTATCACCTAAAAAATTTACTTCTTCAACGTCAGTAGCATAATTGTAAAGTCTATCATTATTAGGTATACCTAAACAATTTTCACAAACATAATAATCCATATTATAAAAAGCACCAGGTAAACCTCCTGTACCTGGTACAGCGGGAGATGTAAAGTTTACTAACTCTGATAAAAATCCAGCATCATATTTAATACTGTTGACTTTAAATCTAGCTAAAGGAATCATACTACGTAAGTAGTAATTAAATTCAAAACCATCTGGTTGATCATATAACCAATCATAAAAGAACATCATATTGTTCTTTTCTGTGTATCTATTTATATATGTATCTCCTCCAAAGATAACAGGTGTGCGAACAATTCTTTTAAATTTATATTGTACATTATCTATAGGACATGTCCATGTATTTTCAGGTACATTATAGTTAGATAATTTTTGCTCACATGGAGTAATTGCAATTTGATACTCACTTCCTAATTGACCATACTGATTTCTAACTCTTCCTTTTAAAGCACCGTAGTAACTTGTTACAGGTAATCTAAAAGGATTATCTTTATCATCATTATTAAACTGTGGAATAGTTTGTCCAATTAATAATGCATCAGAACTATTCTGTACTAATGTTCCTATTGTAACTAATGATTTATCTTGAAAACCAGATGTAATTAAATCAGGGCCAATGGTTACTCCTTGTGGATATGCAGGATTATAATAAGGACCAGACTTAGTTCTTACAGTAACAGCATCAGATCTTTTTAAATTGTTGATTATGTATGTATTATAAGTACCTGTATTTGTTTGATACTTTGGTACATCCTGAATGTTGTCTCTTAAATAGAAGGACTCGTCAATTATAAATCTTTTTAATTGTGCTGTTGTAAGTTTAACCATGTTACTGTAATAACCATGACTTACCGATTGCATTGCATATTGTCTATAAGGAACAAGTGCATAAAATACTTGTAATGTAACATCAGCACCTTCAGAAAAATAATATGCAAGTTGATTTAGTGCACCTAATGATCTTGTTATTGGATCCAAGTAAGCCCATTCAGGTAACTCAATTGTACCTGTTTTTGTTGTAACATTAAATGCACCTGTAGTTGTAGGATTAGATGCAATAGTATTCATTGAATCTATAAACAAATTTTCTGCAGTTGAAACACTTGTAGCAGAATAACCATTATTTAACATTAAAAAAACATCAGTTAGTGAAGCCACACTACCTGGATAACTTTCTACAAAATTATTCCATACTGTTACTGGACCAGTAACAGGTAGAGTTGCAGCTGCTATCCCTGCTGCTGCAGTTGTAGCTACTGTTCCTAATGAATCAGATGCACCAGATGCAGAAGTTATTTCAGGTAAGTTAGTTTTTGTCTTACCAATCATAGATATAATACCTTGTGCAATACCAGCAACTATCATTGCTACTGCAACAGAATCTGCCAATAACTTCCATTTAGGATGGTCACTTGGTTCTTGAAAATTTATATCTGCATAACCTTGTAATTTTCCATATAATTTAAACTCCGTCATTGATAAAAAAGGAGTACTAAACATTGTATCAGGAGAATGAAATGTAAATATATCTGTTGGTACGGTTTGATTATGTATATCAACTTTATTTTTCTTTTCGTTCTTTATATAAGGATCGTTGTATTCGTAGTTATGATCACCATTATTTGTTGAATATCCTATAGGAAGAATAGTATTATAAGGATAATTTTGGTATAGACCAGTTTTAAATTGACCAGCACTTCCTCTTGGTTTATAAGATCTAAAATTATTTATCATTCCTTTAGCAACAATTGTTTTGTTAGCTTCTCTGGAACCTCTTAAAATTTCATAACCAACAATACCAGGAATATCATTACCATCTTGATCTTTAGGTAAGATAATATTTTCAAATACAACACTCATTAATCTTATAGCAAGTTCATCTCGCAAGTTCATCTCCTGAAGTTGCTGCATTAAAATTAGGTGTAAAATGAAGTGTGTCTGTAGTACTATCATTATTAATAAAATTTTCTGGAAACTTATGATGTCTAATTTCTTTACCACATAAATCAAATGGACCTTCTGTTTGACCAGTAGGTACTTGTGCATCAGGACCAGTCCAACAATATGTACTTGAATTCCAAATATCCGGTCTGTTATCTGGATATATTTCTGTAGATTGCCAATAACCCATATCACCAGATGCAAGAACAATTCCTCCATCATCTAATACCCATTTATTTAGTGTTGTATTAAAGGTAGCACCTGGTAATGTTCCTAGTGGTGATGAACTTTTAGATGCAGTATTATATATTTCAAAAACAGCATCATCTGTTGCTAATGCATCTTGATCATTATAATCTTCTGTTTCAAATTTTGTTGGTCCACCAGGGATATTAAAATTTCTAGGAGCTCTTCCTGGAATATGATAAGAAGCAGATTTGTCTCCTGTATCATATACCCATCTAATATAGAAAGTATAAACTTCATCTCTTAGATAGTTTGTTTTATTACCACCTTTAATATAATAATCAGCCGGATACTCAACACTAACCCATTTTGTTTTGATCATATTGGCTAGTGGTTGATAATTAAAATCAAACTTTGTTCTAGGCCCAACTTTTAATAAATAATTATTTACTTCAATAATTTGATCAGACGTTTCATAAACAGGAATAGTAATAGGCAACTGTTCTAGTGGTACTTTAACTAAACTTGGATTAATTTGATCAATACTTATTCTTTTAGTATTTGTACTATAAAAACCTATTTGACTAGCAACAGTTTGTTGATTTATTGCTGATACTATAACTAATACAAACTCATCAAAATTTTCTTCATCTATTTCTAATTCTAAAGTTAATGAACCATTTAAATCACTAGTACTAAATATAAATTGATTGTTGCTTTGAGAAAAATAATCAGTTACTTTTTGTCCTTTTATTGTATATGCAATCAATGCAAAGTATGTTCCGTTTGCAAGTGTACCACCAGATTGTCCTAATGTTAAATTAAGACATGGTGCTTCCATTAACCTTGCAAGTCTTATTTTTGCACAATCTAGTTTATTAAGATTTATACAATACTCACATGGCACAGCAGGTGTACACTTTTGCCCCCACTGAACACCTGGCCATAAAAAATCTGTATCTACTCCATTAGAATAATAATTCATAGTTAAGGCTCCGCCACCTAACCAACTATAATCTGAAGTTGGCCAAGTTTTTGGATCTCCTACATTTAAAAATCTATCTGGATTAAAACCATCAGCCCAATATACTTGCCATGAACAATCTTCTTTTTCTCTTGATGCTCCTGAGATTAAATATCTTTTATCAAAATTTAAACAAGCATCTTGTACAATAGGACGATATCTACATACATCCTCTTCTAATAAACCTATTTCAGAAGTTATTCTTTTACCTTGAGAATTATGACCAGCTGTATATATAATCCATTTATCAGAGTAAAGATATATAGCACCAATTATATATTTTTTAGTTGCTGTTACTGGCATTGTTGCACCAGTAGTTGCACATAAAAAATTTGCTATCTCATTAGATAAAGTACCTATGTCACCTTCAATTGTATTATTTACTGTATTAACAGCATGTGTCCACATACCTTCAGAAACAAATGAAGGATCTGAATCTTTATTAAGACCTTTAATAAATGAATCACTAATTGTTTTTGATGTATCTTGTAAACCTTGTTTCTTTGCCATAATTAAATAACTCTGTTATTAGAAGAATGTCCTCTTAAGTATGGGTTATTTGGAGAGTGACTCATAAACATATAGTAGTATTTACCATACATAGCTTTTCTATTTGTTAACCAAAGTTTTTCCATTTCTTTAAAGTTTGGTGTATTAACCAAACTAAGTGCATTATTTCTTGCTTCTCTAAGTTTAGCATCCATTAGTTGCATTCTTTGAGCTACATCCTCACCATTAATAAACAAATTTTCAAAGATTCTTTGTTTTAATGCATACTCATAATATTCATTAAGAAGTTCATGATCAGGAACCATAAGGTTTCCATTATCATCAACCATGTCTCCTTGATAGTTTAAGTAAACTTTACCAGATTCAAATGTTGTATTTAGAAAACCATTTTTAATCCAACCTTCATCTGAAGTATTATAATATAAATTTGCACACTCACATTCAATCTCTTGACTAGGTTTCATTCTCAAAGGTTTAAGAAATGTTGAAACTCTTGTTATACTTGGATTAACAACTTGAATAAGCTCATAAGCTTCTCCTTTACAGTTTAAAAATACTCTTGGTTGAATATTAGTATCTCCATAAGAAGCATCAGAATTACATGTATTATCATTTGAACAATCACATTGAGTTACTTGATTAGGCCAGTCATTATATTTAACTTCTTGCATATTTGTTCCTCCAGCCATACCATCATAACCAACAACTTCTTTGAAGTCTCCACAAATAAGTGCATAGTTAAAAGTATAAAAATCATCAGGTAACTTTACTTTATGATGAGTTACATCTAATACAACTTCTTTAGTTTGATTTATTCTTAAACCTAATTGATAATTTAATTTGCGTACAAGTTTAATTAATGTTTGAGGTTCAATCATGTTCTCAAGAGCAAACGTATGTAAGTCAATAGTAACATCTTCCAGTAACTGATCAAATGTTCTATATTTAAGTGTATAATTGAAATCCATTATCTAAGTACATTTTGACTATCATCTGGTCCATCTGTTGGTATCTGCATAGCCATGGTTAATTCTTTAATTACAAATTGCTCTATTTCAGAAAATAAATATTCTGGAAAAGGTAATGGGTCATCTTGTCTTACTAAACAAGGATCTGTATCACATGATTCAGTTTTACCTTCAAACACAGCTTCTACTCTAATTGCATCCCAATCTACATTAGGACAGTATAGATAACCATTAAGGTACCAAAAGTAAGGTCTCTTATTATATTTGAATGTTGTAGATTTAGATATAGAAACCCAAGTACCAGGATCTGTTCTAAACATTTCAATAGAACCATCTATAGAAGATACTGTACGTATAATAGGACCAAGAGCACCATCAAATATAGTTGGAAGTTTTTCCTTAGATCTTTTAAAGTAACATCCAGAATAAACACCAATACATCCAGCCTCTACTTTATCTACATCAATTAATTCAACATATGGAAGAACTTTAAATATAGAACTTATCTTCATTAATCTAAATTGATTATCTTCTCTTTTAAGAAGAGTTTGCCCATATTTAGTAAGAGCATAATAAATTGTTCTATCAGTTAAGAAAGGATCTTCTTTAACAGCTTTTAAAGTATTTCTTACTCTTGATACTGCTTCACCTATTGTTGTCATAAGTCAAATTCATTATAGCTTGTCAAAGCTTTTTTATTTACTTTATTTAAGTAATCTTTATATAATGCACTATTATATACTTTGTCAATTTTGGAACTAGGTAAAACTTGAACATATATATTCCAGTTTTCTGGATATGATTTAGCAACAGCTCTTTTAAATTCTCTAGATGCAGTAAAACCCCAAAACTCTCTATTTTTCATTTTGTGTTTAGGTGCATAGTTACTAAAAAATATCTTTGCTAACTTACCATCCGTTTCCCAATTATTATTTGTTACCTTAAGTCCATATTTATTTGACTTAGCATAATCAACATTATCTTTCTTACTACGTTGACATGTACCAATAAATAACCATCCTATTTGTTCCGGTAATTGAACACCATCTCTAGTATCAATAACAGTCTGATATAAAGTTTGATTAAACTTTTTAATTATCTGTCTAAGCAACTTATTATCCATTTTTTTATACTTTGGATGTGTTTTTTTAAAGTTTTTAAAGAACTCTTTGTTTAAAATAGTGCTCACTTCTGGTCGATACCTAGAAGCTTTTACATTGGGTTTATTAAATTCCTTCATAATAATATACTAAAAAAAATTGACATTAACAAATGTAACTAAAAAACAAAACCCCCACAAGTGTGAGGGTAATGTCTTGTTGTCACAGAAACCAACAACCTGTAACTTTTTTATCCTATTACAGTAACTCTACAATTTAATGCTGCACCCGTTAAATTTTGAATAGTAATTTGATTATTGTTATCTATAATATAATCATAATCTACACCAATTTGAAGTGAATTAAATAAAGAATCAACAAGAGAAACTATAATATAACTTGTACCTAAGTTATGAACAAAAATAACTGTACCTCCAGCAAGTATATTTAAGGTATCAACAGCCTTTTGTGTTAAATTTAGATTTGTACTTAGTACATAAGCTGTAGTATTAGTAAGAGGATTAACTGTAGAAGTTAGAATTAAATTTGTTTCACCTACTGCTAGAGCAAGAGTTGTATCTTTTCCATTTACAGTGTAAGTAGTATCATATGCTGGAGCACCGCCACCAGAAGTAGTTACTGTAACATTTGTGCCAGCTGCTACAATTGTTTCTTTAGAATCAATAGAATAAGTTGTTACATTACCTATTGTTGTTGACGTAACAATTGAGTTACCACTTGGGCCTCCAATTACAGATGTTAATGGTATATTATCAAAACCATCACATAGATAGTTTATTATTTTACTGATTATAGCATCTAGATAATCATATCTTTTAATTACAAGGTCTTGTCCACATAGTATGTCTGGTCCTGTATATACAATACAAGATGCATTAAATACTTCTGGACAGGCAGGTGAACATGGTGCAGTTACAGTGTAACTGTTTGTACATCCGCAGTTTTTATTACATGTGTGAGAGTGTGCCATTTTTTTTATTTTAAATTAAACATATATACAATTAAGAAGGTGTACAGTCATATGATTTTATATCTGTTGTACAAGGATCTAAGTAAGCTATTAATCCATCTAGTCTAAATGAAAATCCACCTATCTCGTCTGGTTCACCAGCATTACAATCAAAAGGATATTCAAAAGTATTAAACTCTACATTCAATGGTTGTATACCTGAAGCTGGATCATTATGAATATTAGTACTTGTATGTTTATAATCAGGTACATGTTCTCCTTGTCTTACGGTGCTTGTTATATATCTTAAATGTGAAGATCCAACTTGTGATGGGTTACTAGTAGTAAGTGTTAATTCAAGATCTTTTAATGTAGATATATACAATTTTTTGTCATTAGTTATACCAACTTGAAATGCACCTGATAAAATAGAACCGGTATTAACAGCTTCATCTAATTTTATTGGTCTATAACCAATAATAATTCCTGTACCATATTCATTATCAAGATTTGTTGCTGCATTAACAATACTAGTTGGAATAACAGAGTTGTCATTATTAAAGTAAATTGCTCCAAAGGGACTAAGAGTACATCCACCTAATCCAACAAAAACTTTACAGCCTGCTATTGCTTCATAAGAACTACCATTATATTGAACTACTTGGGACTCATTATCTGGATTTGCCAAAGGAACAATTACAACTCCTCTAAAATGAATTTGATTACCTATTCTTCTACACTGTGGTCTCCCTACTGCATTACTATAATGATCAAAACCTAAAAGATTAACCCAATTAGTATCAACTATATTAGCAGTTAATACACCTCCTGTAAAATCTAAATCAACACTATTTGTATCTTCTGCATTAAATAAATTGTTACTTAAAGCAGTATAAATATCACATATTGATATCCATAAGTTAGTAATAGCATCAGCTACTGTTGTAGGAGAATCTACCCAGGTACCCATATATTCAGTTCCAAATGGAACTGGTGGATTGGATAATGTTATAGTTGAAGATACTATACATGCACTTTGTACAGCAGATGATAAATCATTTGGTAGTCCTGTTACTCCTAATAATTCACAATACCCATAAGTATCATCATTTACAAGTGCATTAAGTATTGTGTCAATTGGATATGCTTGACCTCCAACTACAACACCATCAGCAAGTGTACAATCTACTACAAAGCTTGGTAATGTAAAACTTGAAGGAGTTGCTTCTTCTAATACAGTTACTCTTATATTTAAATTATCAATTTGTACTTGTAAATAAGCTATTTGATCAATTAAACTACAAATTTTATTAGCAAGTACTTGTACATATTCAACTAATTGCATTGTTGCCGGAAGACTTTGATCTGTTTCTCTTAAACATGATGCTACTGTAACAACACAATCTGGACATTCACTATTTTTAAGAATATTAGATTCAGGTGTTATTTCTTGAAGTTCGCAAATTTTTTCAATTAATAACTGAATAAGAGCTTGAAAATCTTGTGGTCCACATGCTGTAATACCTAAACAAGAAAGATCATAGTTACTTACATTTATTTGATCTAAAACAGTACACAATTCAGTGGCCAATGCTGCAACAACATCAGATACAGTATCACCATTGCAAATATTAATGCATTCAATATCTGGACCCTGCCAAATAACACAGTTACTTGATACTGGTGAACATGGTCTGTTATCTAAATTTAAGGGTTTCATATTTTTCTCTTATTATAATATACATAAATTTATTTAAACTAACAAGGATTATTAAGATTAGTTAAACCTACTTGCCAATAGTTTCTAACATGCTCAACACTTACACAATTTATATATTTGTCTGAACTTCCATTAGGAGTTGTTATATATTGTATTGATTCTGGATCTACATACTTTACATTATGTGTTCCGTCCCATGCTTTAATTCCCATTTCTAATGCAGTATTATCAATTCTATTAGCATATCCAAAAATAAAATCATTACCAACTTTTGTACCTGCAAATACATGACCTATTATTTTTCTAACTCCATTAAAGTCTGCAATTAAAGCAGAACCTGAATCTCCACTATATACTGGATTAGGACAAGTTGGAGATAATGCAGGATCTGTTGCAGGATCTGTTTTTATATAAGTTAATTGATCTGTAAATATAACTGGAGAATAACCACCTTGCTTTGCATATAAGATTGGAAAAGCAGTAAATATAGAAAATATTCTAAGTGGACATAAAGGTCCTCCTTTTGGTCCTGTAGTTCTTCCTGAACTATACAACATAGGATTTGTAATAAGTAAATCATCTATCTCTGCTGTTGTAGCAAATGGCAATGGTTGATTATATATTTCTCCACTTTGCATTACTGATTTAGATATTGCAGATTGTTCTATATCTGATTTTTGTAATGAAAATATAGCACAATCAACTTTATTAGGAGTAATACCTGAAATAGGTACATATCTTAAAGATTGACCAATTATATAATTTGATGGAGGAATAGATCCACTTTCACCATTTTGATAAATAGTATTTATTGGATCATATTCATTTTTAATTAAACCTTGTAAGTTTCTTTCAGATGTATAAAATGAATCTTGTATAATTACGTGATTATTTGTTACACCTACTAATGCATCTGTTTCTTCATGTACAGCAATAAATCCAAATGTACCTACTGATTGTATGGTATTTGAAGAAGATATGGAAAGGCCACCAATTAGTGGTCTCATAAGTGCTCTATTTACTATAGAATTTGGACCAGCAACTTGACCACAATTTGCATTACATGCTAATAATTCTGGCATAGAAGATTCAAGTACATCTGTATTTATATTATTTACACCAATAGCAATTGTTCTAGGTATAACTTCATTAACTGGTAATTCAGATAATGGTAGCTTCTTTGTAACTCCAAAAATTATTGAAAGTTCATTAGTTTGTACACCATTAACAAATTTATAACCATATGATATACTTGTAATATTTGGTAATGATATTAAAGCTAATTCTTTTATTTTTTCTTTAATGTGTTCCATTTTAAATGGCTTTAAATGTTGTATATATAGTACTTACTATGCATGATGATGGAGCAGGACATACTGGAGTAGGTGGATGAAGGGCTTGTAGATCTATTAATTCTTTTTCAACTAACCATTGATCATCTTCATCAGGACAGCAATTAGTTATACCATATCTTTTTTCAAGAGCAATTTTATATATAATGTCTGCAAATTTACATGTTATCTCAGTATATTTTTCTGGAGTACATACAGGTGTAATGTATCCTGGTTTTATAATTCTATCATTTTTGAATATAGGTTGTGGACATACTCCATTTTTACATTCACCAAAAAATTCTGTATATAGTATTTCATTTGGAGGTAAATCAGGGAGCATCCATCTTTTTAAACAAATCTTTTCAGATGATTCTCCTACTTCTAATGTTATTTCTTGTAATACATCATCACAATCATAATATTCTATTGTTCGTTCAATTGATGTAAGATTTGTTATTTTAGAACAAACACATGGTACATCAAGAAAACATTCTATACAATCTATATATGATTCAGCTATTACTACATTAGATAATATAGTAAATTCTCTTGTTTCAGATACTTCCCAACATGTATCACAATTTTCTAGTTTGATTACCTGTCCTATGTAGTCAGATAAATCTGTTGTAGTAACTATATCATCAACTTCACCTGCACAATCAGTAAGTAAATAAAATGTAGATAAACAATCTTTACAATTTTCAAATGCATATTCTATTACAACTACTGTTGTAGAAGGTGGGATATAATCAATTTCTTCTACAATAAAACATCCACAATCTGTTTGTACTACTTGATCTACATATGCTGAAAGATCTTGAGTAGTATATTGAACATCAAATGTATTTTCACAGTTTCTAAGTTTATAAGCTACTATAGGTTCACAAGCTTCACATGAGTCAAATTCTTGAATCACAACAACATCTACAGGACATTCACATATACAAGGACATATTTCTGTTTTAACACTTCTCCAAGAAACCTCAGGAGTTGAAAAATTAATAAACCAATCATTTGGATTCCCTGTCTGGTTACCTGAATCAGCTTCAGGACATTCATTGACTAATTTACTTGCTGCATAGATTACACCAGGAGTTGCACCGTAACTACCTTCTGATATTGTCCAGTTTGAACCTGGATTATTATACGAATTCCATATGTAAAATGTATCTGAATCTATTGTAAATTCCCAAACTCCCCAACCATTATATGTTCCTATATTCAGTGCAGTATATTCAGTATATATAATTATTCCTTCATTATCTATTCCAATAGTAACAGTAATACAATCACAATCTGGTATACATTCTTTTACTTCCCAACATCCTTCATATCCTAGTAATGTAACTACAGAATTTGTATTTAAATAACGATATAAACTTTGAAGATTAGAATATATAATTTCACCAGTATCACAGTTTTCAAGTACATAACAAACAATCGGGCATTCTCCATCAACACATTCTTCACCTTGAAGTATTTGATATTCACCAGGTGTACCAGAAAATATAGGATAAATTCTTGAACAAAACTGAGTTGCTGTTGCATCTTTAACTATTTCATTATCACAGTTTACATATTCTAATGAATTTAATCTACCTACAATTTCATAACATATGCATGGACAAGGCTCTGCTATACCAATAACATCAACTGCAACTCTAGCATCATTACAAGGACCTGTTTCTAAAAAAACATACCAAGTACCTTCATAATCATTTATTTCTATAAATTGACCAACATATGCAGATAAATTTTCTGTAGTAAAAAAGTAAAGACCATCACAATTTACAAGTCCATAGCATTGAGGATCTTCACATTCTGGACATTCCCCGTCTCTTCTATAATAATCACAATCATTTAAAATAGGATTACTAGTAAGTATAGTATATTGACCAAATGCAGGTTCTGATGGTAAGCTACCATATTCTTCAGGAGTAATATCACATTCAGTACTAACAATATAACATCCTGCTGGAATATTACCATAGGGATTATTAAATCTAATAATTCTATTAAAAGTTCCAAATGGTAATGTTCCTTGTGTAGAATATTCAATAGTTGGATCACAACAACTTCTATAGACTAACTTACAAAAAGATGGTGGAGAACAATCTATACACTCTAAACATCCACGTTCTTTATCTGCAGAAGTAAAAGTAAAATTCTGCCATTCGGAATTTGTTATAAAAGGATATGAATTAAGAACAAGACCTAATAATGATATATAATAACAATTATTTGTTACAAATGTCATTCCAGATAAACTAAAGCCAGGACCTGTATATTTATATACACCATCTACAAATGGAGGCGGTGTGATAAGATCAATATTGACTATTATTTCATCACCAGCATCACAGCAATTAGTTATTTTATAATAAGGAATGCCTGCCATTATGTTATAAATTTATTTAATGTTTGTTTTCTTTTTGTGCTCCAGCTATTGCTTACAACAGCTTTGCTAGTTTGTTTAGGTGCTGCAACAACTTTTGTTTTATTAATGCATGAAGTACAACCTTGATTTCCATTTGGTAAAGTTCTTCTTTGACATCCACAACTTAATTTTGCACCACAATTAGGACAAGTACTCATTTTTGTTGGTTTTAAAAGGTTAACAATTTCTACATTCAAACTTATTTAAAAGTTTAACAGCATAGTTAAATAATGTCATACCTTCTTGGTTTTCATGACATGTTTCTACTTTTGCTCTAGCTGCTTCTAAATACATTTTAATTAAATGAAGATCTCTCAGCTTCTGTTTAATCTTTACTGGAGGATCACAATCTGAGATACTCAAAGTACAAAGTATTTTTTCATATCTATTTAAAGCACATGTCATTCTAAGATGATTATAACTTACATATACTTTACAATCTAAATCTACTGAATACTTAATTGTGTAAATACCATCAGGTAAATTTACATAAGATGTTCCACAGTTTTCTGTTTGTAATCCTAAATCACATGCTGTATAAGTAGGACTTGAACAAGGTTCAAATATTAATTCAGTTAAACATGTAAATCCAGGAGCAGCTATTTGTAATCTTGGATTATGCAAACCTACTAATGGAGAATAAACACTAGTATCAAATACCTTAAGTATATAGGGATTTAATACTGTAGGAATTTCTAAACTTAATACATGATTTGCCATTTTTTTACATATAAAAAAAGGAGAGGAGAGATTATACTCTCACTCTCCTTTTATGAGTTTATAAAACTTTAATTAAGGTTGCGGGTGGTCATCACCAGGGAAAGGTACAATTGGATCATCACAGTTATTACCTGAAACAGTTGGTTTTGCAGTACATGTAGTACATGCACCTAACCAATCATTAATTTTATCCCAAACACCAGTTGGATTAGCAATATCACCTTGTTCAACAATAATTTCTACTAAGTATTGATCATTGTCAAATGTTCCAGATGGATTGTAGAAACGTGGAACATTATGTAGTAAATAAATTCTATCATAAAGTAAGTTTCTATCAATAAATCCTTTACAACCTACAATTGCATCACCTTGAGTAATCTCACGAATTCTTGGGTCAGTTGCAAAGAAGTTTTGTCTGTAAGATTCTGACAAGATAAAATCTCTTGCTACAGTTTCTCCAACTCCATTAGCTTGTAAACCATAACATTCTACACCTACACAAAGACCTTCAAACTCACATGGTGAACCAGTTAAATCTACTTCAGAAGCATAGATTCTTACTGGCTCTAATTCATAGAAGTCAGAAACTTGGAATGTACAGTTACCAAACTTAGTATCTTCATAAGCACCAGTTAAAGTAAATCCAGCACACATATCTGCTGCATATGCTTCTTCTGTCCAATCCTCATAATGTGCATAGGTTACACCAGCAGGTGCAGCTGGTAATGCAGTCAAGTCAACATCATTAGGATAGTAATAAGTCCAAGTAGTACCATTATCATCAGAAAATGTTATAATTGGATATACAAAAGGATTGATGATTGGAGACTCCAAAATTTGATTTGCCCAAGCAAAATATACTTTTCTAGGATCTACAGGAGTAGGTGCAATTGCATCAGGATCACAACATCCTGTATAAGCCTCAAGAGTTAAATAACCATTGTGATTTAATAATCTCAATGCAGGAGAACCTTTAACATCTAAACGTAGATAATAAGTTTCACCACATAAAAACTCTTTACAACATGTTCCACCAGTTTCACCTGGATTTGAACTTGATGGTGGATTTGCAACATTCCAAGGAGTATATCCAACATTGGTTACATACTTAGAAGGTGCATTAGCCTCAACATACCAATACTTACTCACATACTGAGGTTTGATAGTTTTAGTTTTGTTAGACTCTTGATATCCTCCATGAAATTTACCAATTTTATCATTTTGATAAATTGAACCTGATGCAATAATAACACTACAACATGGATCAGTATTAGGCTCTGGTGAAACTTCAAAGTCATCTGGGTTAATAAATGTTAGTTGAGCTGCATCTAACTCGTTATAAGTTAAAGCTCCTGGTGCAGTTGGAGTACCTAACTGAACATTGTTCAAAGGAGAAATTCCTTCTGTTGCCAAAAGAACTTTTCTAAATGCATGATTAAAATAAGCCATTGTTTTTTGTTTTAGTTAATAAATAAATATACTATAATATAATAAAAGTTTTTGAAATATCCAAATTATTTTAAGAAAAGTAATTTATACTTCCATAATTAGTTACTACGTTCAGCAGATTCTTGTGTTCTAGAGAATTGGTTTCCTGATTCTATGTCTCCAGCTAGAATACTTACTGCCTCATCAATTATTAATTCTATGATATCATCCTTAAACTCACATTCTACTTCAGTAGCAGAAGTGATTCCTGTGTAAGGGTCAGAACATCCAGTTACTTGAATTTTTACCGGTTGTCTATAGTATGTAAGAAATGCTTCAGATATTTCAAACTCTCCATTTGTATACAGATGTACTGTATCATTTATAAGAGTAGCAAATGTCTCTGCCCATTCAAAGTTTGGTTGTTTTGATTTATCTCTGAGAAGTTGATTTAAGTTTCCTTCTTCTGCAAGATATACAGTCATCCTTCGTGGGTCACAACAATCCTTCTTAGCATAGATATCTACTCTTTTCCATTGGAGATAATCTCCCGGAATGTTTCCTTCATAGTAGATATCTTTTTTTGTAGCTGGTAATGGATCTTTTATTAATAACTTTTGTAAGTCATCTTTTCTACGAGTAGATTGTTCATCACCTTCTTTTACTACATTAATACCATGAAGTTGTCTTCGTACCCATTCTACCTGAGCTTTATTAAAAGACTCAACTACTTGCCAGCAAGTTATGTTGTCATAATCTTGACTGTCAAGCTTATTAATCCTTTGTTTTATCTTTATGGTAAGAGTACTATTTAACATTCTTATCTATTTTTAGCCATTTTTTTAAATGTTCTAGCAAGAGCTTTTCTCTTAGGTGTACAAGTAGGTTTAGACATTGGGGTACAGTATCCTTTGTGTTTAGGATTAACTGCTTTTTGTATCCACTTTTTGTCTTTCTTCTCTGCCATGATTATTTCTTTCTAATAGGTTTTTTAATAACACCTCTACCAATCAGTATATCTTTTTTTGTAATCTTACCGTCTCATGATAAATCTTTAAAACCACCCATTTTCATAGTATCTGTTCTTGCATTATATCCAGGCATACCTACAATTTTTTGTTTTGCAATACCACCTGATTTATATTTTGCACCACCTATTCCTTTTTGTTCAGGTTTTTTTCCAGCAGCAGCTAATTTTTCATCTTGTTGTTTAAAGTATATTTCTCTAGCTTTTTTTCTTTTCATACCAGGATTTGCTCTTTTAATAGCAGTCACTTCTTTTCCTTTTTTTATACTATCACCTATCATTTTACCTATAATAGCTGATGAACCACCAATAGTAGTAACAAGACCAGCCACAACACCAGGACATTTTACACAAATTGTTTCTCCATTATGATCTTGTTTTGGACATTGTCCAAGTGGACATCCTGATGATCCACCTTTTTGCATTTTTTTAACTGGAGAAACTTTGCCACCTTTTGACATCATTTTAGCTCCACCACATTGCATACACTTTTTCATGATTATATATATATTTTAACAGTTCCATTTTCTTAATGACTTATTGATTCTTGAGTTAGGATCATTAGCCGTTTTGCTGCTGGTTAATTTTTTTTTCATGCCACTCATTCTACTACAGAAACTTTTTCTTCTTTTAGCAGATTTACTATCTGGGTCTAATTTAGAAGGTTTTGTAGTTACAGCTGTCTTGAGTTTACTTCCTGGATTTTCTTTTCTATAGGAAGCTACACCTTTAGCATTAAGACCACCTTCTGGGTTCTTACCTTCTTTTCTTTGCCATGCTGGTGACTTTGCCATTATCTTTTATTTTAGTAGTTAAATTTTTAATTGGAAAACCACCTTTTTTATGTTTATCTTTCTTTTTTTCAGATAGTTTAATAATACGGTTTTCAACTTTAGCTGCTCTAGCTAATAATCTATCAGCTTTTCTTTCTCTACCTTCATCAACAGCCTTATAACCTTTGTATACAAGTCTAGCTTCTCTTTTTTTTAGTCTGTCTATACGATCCATGATATATAAAAATTTAAGGTTATACTTTTTTAACTCTTCTTCTCATACCTACTTTAGAATTCTCATATTTCTTTACCATGATTATTTCTTTACACAGTTATTATATGTTTTACCATACATTGTTTTAGTACCTTTCTTTTCATAACCAGGCCAGCAACTTTTAGCAGTACCACCAGATTTCATCTTAGGTTTCTTATTAGTTTTCTTTGAGATAGCAACTGCTGCTTGTTGTTTAGCACTCTTTGCCATGATTAAAACTTCTTACCAGATGCAATACTATTAAACTCTTTAGCTTTTTCTGCTGCTAGTTTTTTAACATCATTCATAAGTTTTGCATTCTTCTGTATCTCAGAAGCTCTTTGTAATGTAGACATAGCAGATTCAATTTCCCATTTTCTCATGTCTGCTTTGCTTCCACCTAAAATAGAAATACCAACTGAAGAAGATTTCTTAGCTGGTGTTGATTTTGTTGTTTTCTTAATTGCCATAATTATCTAAATCTTGATGCCTTTTTTGCAATATTTTTAGGCTGTTTAACAAATTGTTTTCCTTTTCTATTACCTTTAGCTTTAGCTTTATTTGTAGCAGCTTTTTCTCCTGCAGATAAAGAACCCCAAGCAGCTTCAGGTAAGTATCTTTTTTTACCTTTTGACTTTACCTCTTTAGAAGAACCTTTCTTCTTATTAGCATAAGTTCCAGAGGTCATCCACTTTTGTGCTGACCAATCTCTTAAACTTTGCTGAGGATCTTTAGCCATTACTTTTTAGTTTTATAACCACCACCTTTGGCTTTATATTCTTTAGCCATTAGTTGTGCTTTTCTTGCAGACCATTCTCCAGGATCTCCACCTTTTGTACCAGCTTTAATTCTTTCAAATATAGTCTTACGTAGACCAGGCTTGGTATAAACACCAGCCTGGTTTACTTTACTTTTAGTTGTTTTTTTAGTAGCCATGATTATTTCTTTTTAGCTCCACCTTTTTGCATCATACCTGGTCTCATAGCAGTACCATACATGGCTTTAGGTTTTGCTGCACCACCTTTCATCATTTTAGGTTTCTTAGCACCACCCATTTCCATTTTACCATCTTTTTTTACCATTTTCATTTTTGTTTTCATTTTATTTTAGTTTTAAGTGTTCCAATACTTTTCACAAGCCTGAATTAAATCTTTTAAAATATCCTCATTTAAAGGATTTTTTAAGTGTTCAATTACATCAGATACATTTCTACCAAGTAAGCTATTTGTCTTAGCATGGTAAATATATCCATCAGGCTTATTAATAATATACTTAAAAAAACTGGAATCACGAACAATTGATTTAATTTTTAATGTTTCCATGTCTAAATTAATTGCATCAATGAAAGTTTTTGCTGCTCTTTCTTTATTAGATTCAGCTCCTTCACCTGCAATGTATCTATCCATGTTTTCATAGATAACATCTAATGGAGTTGATTTTCTGTATTGAGAACTATTAGCATCCACAACTTTTGCAACATAAAATAATTTAGTACTGTTTTTGTCATATAGTTTCTGTAATTCTGAGTAAGCTTTATTACGGAGTTTTTTATACTCTGTTCTTACCATTACAGTTTCTTCTTCCTTATCTAGGTAGAATTTAGGTGGAACTGCTTTTGATCTGGCATCATCAAAACTTTTTGCAATCATTGCAAATCCTCCTGCTTCAATAGCATGAAGTTTAATTCTATCAAATGGTTTAGTTGGATCAAGATAAAGTGGTTCATTTCCACAACCAATATCTATTTTATTCCAAAACTCTTTATTATCAGGTTTAAGTAACTTTACTTTATTCCAGAAATCTTTATCATTAGGATCAATAATATTAGCAGCTAATTCTTTCTCTAATTCAGCTACTGAATTTCTTATTTCTTTAATTCTTGCTTCTCTAACTTCTGAATCTAATAGTTTTATTTCAGGAGCAAATTCATTAAGTCCTGTAATATATCTTATTACACCATTAAGTTCTAAACATGCAAGTTGTTCATTATGAGTTACTCCATCAAAGAGACTCATTCCATATTCCTCTAACCCCATGTTAGTGGCTTGTTTGTCAAAATAAGGTCTAACAGCAATATTTGTTTTTTTAATGCTGCCTACCCCTACTTCTACCATTGTAAAATCTGTTGTTTCCATTTTTGTTGGTTTTTATTTTTGTTGGTTATTAAATTTAAGAAAAAAGGGGGCAGTTTTCCACCCCCTGTTTTCATATGATGGATTAGAACGAGCCACCTGTTACTGGGTTTCTCATAACAATCTTTAATACTTTAGTAGGGTCTTTTACCCAAATTGCAGGCATTGTTTGAGACATCATTACACGGTATCCATTGAACTGACCAGAAGACTGGAACCCTTGAGTACGTCCCATGTAGTCCATAGTACCATTTTGATACCACCACTTCAATTGATTATCCCAAGACAATTTTAATAAGTAGATATTGTCATTAGTGTTATCAGTGATATCAAAGATAATGAATGAATAAGAAGATAATGGGAAACCATCAATGATTGGGTTCTCAATGTCATTTGTATGAATGTTGTCAAATGCAGGGTTCAATACAAACTTAACATTTGCCAAGAATGGAATTACATATGAAGTATAAGCAAATCCAAAGTTCAAGTCCATACCTTTACCAGTAATAGCACCGATATCAGCAGCTTGAATTAAAAGACCTGAAGCAACAGCTTCTTTCTTAATAGCCTCATTTACCATTCTCATTCCACCCATACCTGTTTGAACGATTAAAGATCTCTTTGGATCTGGACCTTGGAATTCAACTTTACCATTGAAGAAGTTGTAGATTTCTCCACGGAACAAATCAAGAGTAAAGTTATTTTTGTTGTATACTCTTTTGAAAGAGTTATCCAACTGTCTCCAAAGACCGACAGATAATCTAATATCATCTGGACCATCTTGACGAACTCTACCTCCTTGTCCCCACATTAAGTAAGTCTCAATGTCAGTTGCAACTTTTGTCAAGTGAGCAGCTTCCATTTGAGTTAAGAATGTTCTAGATAAGTCACCGTTGTCAAATGCACGTTTAACTTTATCTTTACCCATAACTTTGATCATATCTTCTAATGAAGAGATAGAAGGATCATTGTTAGTATTAAAACTTCTCCAGATCTCAGTTACAGGAACTGTACCATCTGCATTCATTCCACCTTTGATCATCAAGTCTGCACGAGATGAGATAGAATAATGTACGTGAGCTTCTGCACCTCCTACAAAGTTGTAGAATTCACGAAAACCAGTTCTTGTAGTAATATCAGAGAATCTTTCTCCATACTCACCACGAGCAGAACCTTTACGGAAGATTTTAGTACCATTTGTTAAATACTTATTGTCTAAGTATTTAAAGTTATCGTTGTTTACCAACTGTACAGTATAGATGAAACCATCTCCTATAGGTAGGATATCTTCATCAGTAATGTACATCTCGACTCCGTTATATTTGTCATAAGTGATGATATCACCATGTCCAAATTCACGTCTGCTTAATTTGATACGAAAAGTAGAACCATCTGTACCTTTATAAGAAATGTTTGGTTCAATGTCTTCAACAATGTAAGGAAGATCTACAGATACAGGAGTCTGCCATCTGTACTCTCCACGAGCATTGTCAACCATGATTACATTCTTGCCACCAAATGAAGACATTTGATAAAGTGGCATTTCAACTTTTTGAGCCATAGCCCAAAGGTCAACTGGACCCAAATCCATGGGTTCAGCATCTTTCAGCATGTTAACCAGGTGGTAAGAATCCACATGGGAACTTGCTTGGTAGGCGGTATCTCGTAGGAATATACCATTGTTTAAAACTGGAGTTGCCATTTTTTATTTATTTTTAATTGTTACTATTTATTAAAATCTTCTAAACATATTAGATTTAGAAAGTTTTCTTGGTTCAGACCTAGAATCTGATGGTCTTCTAGGTTCATCATCATACTGGTTATTGATAGAAGAAGTTATTTTTCTTGACTCTTCAGTCTTTAACTGTCTAACGGTTTTTTCTACTGCTTGCCTACTTCCTTGTTCTCTTACTCTATTTTTATATCCATTTGGATCTGCAAGTAACCAAAGTGCCTCAGCAATAAGATCATGTCTTGGTTCTACAAACTGATACTTCTCTAGTAAGTGACCAAGTAGGTTGGTTGGTTTTCCTGAAATAGAAGGATAGTTTGGTTGCACTAGTCCGGAGAATAATAAACCTTGAACTTTTTTATCCAATCTAATTCCACCAATTGTACCATTAGCTAATGTTTTATAAACATTTTCTTGGTATGCTCTTGCTTGTCGTGCTTGTAGTTCTTTCTTTTCTTCTTGTTCTGCAAGTTCTCTATTAATGATTTCTTCTTGCATTGCATCTAACTTAGGCTTAAATTGATTTGCTTTTTGTTCAAGTCTATTAAGATCTTTCCAGTCTTGAACTTCTGCTTCAATTTCTTCAGGAGTACCAAATCCAGTTGCATATAAATATTGTCTTGCAATTTCTGCTTGATCATATTCATCAGTTGGATCCAGTTGTCTCATCTCCTCTACATGAGCAAGAGTTTTAAATAAACCTTTAAGATCTTGTCCACCATCAGCTACATACTTAGCAGCAACTTGAAGTTCTTCAGGAAGTGCATTAAAGAATTCTCTTGGAGTATTTTGTCTAATTTCATTTTCTCTTTCCTGAAAGTTTGCTTCAAATAACTCTCTAAAATCTTTAGTAGTATATTCCTCTAATGGTTTATCATCATCAAAAGGAATAAGACTACCTTCCTCAATCATTTTAGTTGCTAAATCATAGAGACCAGACTTATCAACTTTAGGTCTTCCCTTATTACCAGCATCTTCTTCCTGAGTAATAAGTTCATTAAGTTCATTAATTGTCTGTTCAATTTCTACTTCTTTAGTTTCATTAGAATCTTTTGTTGCAGTTTTTTCAGGTTCATCTGATTTGTCAAAGAACGATGTGTCTACTTTTTTCTCACTAGAGAAAACAGTTTTAGGTTTAGTATCTCCAGCATCTGATGGAAGCATTACATTTTCTGCTCCCGGCATTCCAAAGATCTCATCAATATTTACATCTACTTGTTCTACCGTTGTAGAATCTTGTACCTGATCTTCAGGCTTTTTGTTGGTTGTTTCCATTCTGTTGGTTTTTGTTTATAGTTTAATATACAAAATAAATTTTAAAAATTTAAAACCCTAGAAAAAATAAATTGTAATATATAGCTAACTTATTTTTCTTTCTTTGATTTTAGATCATATTTATTTTTGTTTTCCTGTGCAATTTGTAATTGTTTCTCTGCAATCTCTTTATCAGTCTGCAATCTTTCACGTTCTAATTGAGTTTTTTGATTTTCAATTACCATTCTATTAGATTCTTTTTCTCTTTGAAGTCCAGCTTGATCTTGATATTGTTCAGTATCCCGGATGTCTTTCATTGCTTCTCTAAAGTCTGACTCTTGATTTTGATTAATATCAACCATAGAACCATAACCAGCAGCTCTGATTTCTGCAACAAGAATGTCTCTTTGTCTATCTTTTTCTTTTTCAGCTGCTGTAGAATCAATCTTCATTTGTTCAATTTCTTGTTGTTTTTGAAGTTGTTCTTGTTGCATTTGTTGTTGTTGTTGCATTTCTTGTTGTTTTATTTGCTGTTGTTTTTGTTCAGAATTTTTAAGAACAACATTAAGAGATGCAATAGAGTCAGACTGAATAATCTTACCAAGATCATAGATAGATGCTCCGGTAGTATTATTTTGAACAGCCATTTGTTTTAACTGTTCTAAAATAGCTCTATGGTTTGCATTAGTACTTATAGCAATATTTAAATCTCTAAGTAAAAGATCAGTACCATTAATTTCAAAGTTTACTTTCTCATCAGCAGATGTTAAATAAGTTAATCGTGCAGATGGTTTTGTAGAATGATAGAACTGAGCTAAATCAGTTCTCATCTCATGAACTCTTGGCATTAAATAATCACAGTGTTGTATAAAGTATATTTCTGTTTGTGCATATGATGCCTGCATTGCTTGCTCTACACCAGTAGCAGTTGTCTGAGATAACTGTTGACCCATCCTTTGAGGATTCACACCAATGACTTCATAAGCTTGTTGTTTAAAGTAGTTAGCCAACTGTATTCTTGACATTAATCTTTCTGTCTGAGATAAATCTAGTTTTTGAAAGTGAGAGAAGTTTAATGCATTTTCAGTGTTTGTAATAGATGTATCTAAAGGAAGCATCTGGAAATTCTTCATTGCCACATAAGCTTTAGCCAAGTTTCCTTTCCCCCAGTCTTCTCCTAATGAATGTCTTGGTAATGAGTTTTGATCAAGCATAATAATAGTACCTAACTCATCTACTAGTATATCAGCTATTTGATTATTGACAATGTTATATCCAATCTGGTATGGTTTCATTAAGTCAATAAGTGCAGTTGATTTTGTATTTCTATCTGAGAATACAGAACCTTCTACTGGTAGTTTGCAACCATACAAACTAGCATCACCTTTAAATTGAAACTTAAGTGGTCCAATATGATTTCTTTGGATACCAATATAGATAGGAGAAAATCCACCTGGATTATTCATACCCCAAAATGATGGAATGTTTGGTCCAATTTTTACACCTCCCCAAACTTCATTAATCCAGATCCAATCTACATGTTCTCCATAAAGCAAATTGTCTTTGTTTTTATTTTTAAATAATCTAGTGTCATAAATAGGTTTATCAGTAATTTGATAATCTTCAGTAACAATATCATTTGTTACTTCACCTTCTTCAGTAATTTTAGTAAGATGTCCAACTTTACGTTGAGATTTCCAATAACAAGTTGTTACTCTAAGTAAATATGCTGTACCTTGATCATAGTAATCTTCACCTTCTGCAATAATCTGACTTATAACATCTGATCCATCAAGTACATTTCCTGCCATAAATGATGTATACTGTCTATATCCAAGTGATGGCATATTAGTATTCCATTCATGAGATTTAGTACCATCATAAAAAGAACCATCATTCTGAAGACCACCTATATTATATCCTGCAGATCTGATAGGATAAACTGATTCAAGTGCTTTATGTTGTTCTTCAGTTAAGATATGACCAAACTTATCTATAACATCAGATACTGTATACATATCAGTTTTACCTATCCAGTTACCCTGAGATGTGTATCTTATATCCGGAGATTTGTGATAGAAAGTAAGTACAGGATTCCACAACTCTACTTCATAGTCATCTTCCATCATCTTAAAATGCCAGAACTCTCTGTCTGTAATAAGCATGTCACGGAAAGCTCTTTCTTCTAATTCATCCATTCTAAATCTTTCAACATCCACTTTATGTTGATGTTCAGCCCATTGTTCTACCATAGAACGGTAATCTTTCTTAAAGAACTGTTCAATTTCAGGTAATGACTTTAAATTTTCTGGTTGTAATTGTTGTGTTGCTTCTTCAGAGTTAGGATCCAAACCCTGTTCTAACATTGCTGCTAACATTTTAGTTGCAGCATCTGCCATTAATGTTTGTTCAACTTGTGCTCTTTTTTGTTCAAGCATCTCATTATATGAGAAATCATCAATAGCTCTATAAGTTAATCTAGTAGATCTTTTTGCAAACTCTGCTGTAAGAACATTAATTACATTGGGAATAATAGGATAAAACTTTAGTTCTAGTGCAGATACATCTTCTTTTGTAAGTAACTCAATTACATCTCTGTATTCGTTATCTTCCTCAATTATATAGTCTGTTCTATCTATTACACCTTTAGCTAGTTTGTAATTTTTCATAAATCTTCTGGCATTTCTACGGATCTGTTTCAATCCTTGCCACTCTAACCAATCAAGATTCCATGCTGCCCACTCTTCTGTTTTATCTTTTTTTGGTAAAAACTGTAATGGTTGAGTTATACTACCTAACCGGTTTTGTTCAGTCTTAGCACCTTTTTTAAGTTGTAATGCGTTGTATATTTGCATAACTCTTTATTTAATATTTTTAAATGCAGATTTTCTAAATCCACTCATAGTATTTTTCATACCAGTTCCCATATGTCTAAACGGACTCTTATTTAATTTAAACAAATTTTCTGACTTTTGCAAGTTTTTGGCTACATCATCCATAATTGTTCTCTTAGTATATCCTCTATTTGATTCTTGAATTTTCATAAATGAAACTAAGGCAGCAAAAGAAACTAGTCTATCCACGTTGACTCCATCTGCATATTCTCTCATTTCTTTAATAAGCATTGGATCTGGAATTCTTTCTATACCATAAGTTGTTCTTACAACTGTGCCATCAGATTTAAGTTCTTGGTCAAGTTCTTCTTTAGTATATTCTATAGCATAACTTAGAAGATGTGCTTTAAATAAAGTTCCTGTATTTTTCCATCCATATTCTTGAAATACATTGTTATTAGAACCAAGATCTTTTAAGAACATAATTTGACTCTTTGGTACAAGATATCTTTGTTTTCTTCTTTGAATCATATATTGAATAAACAAAGAAATGTTATTCTCTACAAGAGCCCATGCATTATACCACTCAATAATTAATTCAAGTTGATGGTGAGTTTTATTTATATCATCATATCTACCACACCATGCTGCTACTATTTTACCCTGTTCTATATAAGTTTCAGTTTCTGAACCGGTATGTTTGGTTACTTCAATAGGAGACTTCATTATATAGATAGAACAAAGTGATTCTGAAGTGGTTGTTTTACCTTCACCTACTGGGTCAATAGATGCATAATACATTCCAAATGTAGGATCTGCTACTGGTCTTTCCCATACAACAAGACAGCCTGTTTTATCTTCTGTCTTTTTATTGATTGGAAATTCCATGATTGGTCTTTTATTGCTTTTAGTAACTACCGGTTTTCCATCTATATCAGTAGATATATCTAAATATTCATAACCATATTCTTTTTCTTCTATTCTTCTTTCTTGTGCAGCAAGAAGATGTGGTGGAAATACAGATACAGTTCTATATGCAAATGCTTCTTTTATATTTCTGGGATGCTGAGATATCCTTAACTGGTAGTCTTCTGGAGATAGTTCTTCTTTCCATTGTTTAAATTGTTTTTCAAGAGCATTTAATGCTTCTTCTACAAGTGAATTACCAAATTCATCAATATATGGAGGCATAGACCATTGTTCAGGAATAAATAAACCTGACAAACCTGTAGTACCTTTTTCATCAATAAGATCTGTTTCTACTGCATAAATGTCCTTAGATAAAGGATTCATTACCATATCCTTTAAAGGATTACACTGAGATAAGTCACCTACAGATCCTGCAGCAATAAACATTCCTGTAGTTATTAAACCAGATCTCATTGCAGGTCTCATATACTCATAAGTCTGATCCATCTTAGGAGCAATTCCAGCCTCTTCATGAAAGAAGTATTTAACCGGACCCCCTACACCATTTGTTGGATCTTTTTCAAATGACATACCTTGTATAGTACCTTTAAGACCAACTTCTGTTTTTCTATCTCCTTTTCTTACTTCAATTTTTTGTTGCCACATCATCACTTTGTCTGGTGACATAGAACGATACCATGCAGTATGTTCATTTAAGAAAGCAGCATATTCTTGTAAGAATTTCCAAGATCCTTTCTCATTGATATAATCTTTAAGACTGGCTCCCATTTTTAAAGTGACCCCTGCTTCAAACCATTGTTGGTTTATAAACTTACCCATGTGGTAGTATGAAGAAGCTATCTGTCTTTTTTTAAGTACAGCTACATGTTTATAATTAAGTTCTGCTAAAAGTTCATATAGAGCTAAATGATACTGAGCATCTCTAATTTTAGCAAAACCAAATTGTTGAATTTCTTTGTCAAAGATTGGTAAAAAATTTAACCACATGTAATATTCTCTACATACAAACCATGTGTTATCATTATCTTTTACTAGAATACCTTTACGGCATTTAGTTTTTTGATCATCCCAATAGTTTATGTAATCTCTTGATTTGTAGGGAGCTGTACAATATACTCCATCTTTTTTAAATTTGATTGACTCCGAAATAAATATTTCACTGGTAATTTTATTAAAGTTATATTTACCAGGTTCTTTAAATTGTTTCCTAATAAACTCAGTGAAGTCCTCTCTGGATTCAAAACTTGTAGTTGTCCATTTTCCATTTTCATAGGTTGGTATGTCTTGATAAATTTCACTCATTACATATCATATGCTAGTCCTTGTCCACCTCTTACTCTAGAAGATTGTTCTTCTTGAAGATCTTTATAAGCACCTTTAAAAGATGTTCTAATTGCTTCATAATTTTTAGCTGCAGCAATTAAAGAATTCATATTACCATCTCTACCATGTGTGATAGGAGTTGTCTCCATATATCTTGCTAATCTATCTAACATAGATGAAATACCTTTATATGCTCTTGATGTTGGAGTCTCATACATTCTTTGACAAAACTGTAAAGCTGTATATATTGTATCATCTTCAGTAGAAAACTCTGCTTCAATTTGTTCTAATATCATTTGCTCTTTATCTGTATCTGGAGTAAAGAAAAAAGGATTCATATCTGGATTAGGACAGCACATATAAAATAAATACATATAAACTTTAAGATAGTCATCTGGATATTCTACCATTACATCTTTAAGAGCTTTTAATGTATAACAATGTTCAGTAGGTATTACTACTCCATTTTGAACATCAAATAGTTTGGTTAAAATCATTTCTTTTTAATTTTATGTCTGTTATCACTAAGGTAGTGAATAATTGCCATTACTTCATCTACTAAATAAGGTACTGAAATTGGTATAACTTCTTTTACAATAGGATCTCCATTCTCATCTTTTTTACTTACAGGATAACCCCAGTCATCTTCTTTTTCTACTTCAAATGTAACATGATGTATAATTATTCTACCTGGTTTTAGTTTAGGATTATGCTTAAGTATAATATACATATAAATACTCAATTGTAAAGCATAATGATAAAAATGACAATCATCAAGACTATCTACAGGAAGAGCCATTTTTTCAGATTTACCTTCCCAGTCTACATAAGATTCTTTCTTTATTTCTTTATTAGTCTTATAGTCAATGATATTTACTTTACCATTGACTACTTCAACTAAATCTGATTGACCACAGATTCCTGCTGATCTTAAATAGACCATATGTTCTGGATACACGCCTGGTTCTAGTTTTTGATTTGGAGCAAGTTTTACACCTTCTTGAACTTCAGAAGGTTTAAATATAGGAATTGTTACTCCTTCTCTTTCTATTGAAGCTAAAGAACATAAATCACTCTCTCTTTGGTTATGATACCATGTACCAAGATTAGTAGATCTAGTAGATTCATTATTCCATATTTGCTGTATAATTACAGGATCAACTCCAGACCATTTAGACTTCTTACTCTTACTTACTTTTTCTGCTACTTTCTTAGCATCAAAAGGTTTTTTAAAATGAGAAACAAGTGTAGTTACACTTATCCAATCAATATTACTGTCATCAGTACTTTTGTAACTATGATTATCTGCATTAAATATTATCATTATTCTTGTCTAAGTTATCTAATTTATCTTCCTCCTCTACTGTAGCAATAGCATCCCATTTACCTAATGGACAATCAGAGGCTAAGGATCTAGTTTTAAAATTTAGTGAGCATCCACATTCATTACAACAAGGAGCTGTTCCTTTTACAGCACATTTCTTTCCTTTACTTGAACATTCATCACAGATAGAATAACGGAGTCTTGCTATTTCTTCTACTGTTTCATCTCTAATAATACTATTAGTTATTCCTTCTAGAATCTGTTTTCTGTTTTGCCAAATCAGTTTTAGTGTATTTTTCATCTTTAAAAGTTTTACGTTTTAATAGTTCTTCTTCTGCTTTTACATGAATTTTATTTAAAAGTTCTAGTTTCTCTTCTACACTCTTTTTATTATGATAAGCACCGAAAGTAGAGGTATCATGATTATCTAGAACTTTTTCATAATGGGGTATTGCTTTTTTTACTTTCTGTATCTTAAGCACAAAGTGACCAAGTCCATCTACATTTATTCTCAGATCTCCTAAGCTACTCATTTTTTTTCTTAATGTTTTGTAGTAGTCTTCAATTAAACTTTCTACAAGGTCTTCAGAAACATCAAATTGTTCTGTTATTTCTTTGTATAAACTACTTGCTTTCTTCGGTATCATGTCCTAAGAATTTATAGTCTAGTAATATAGAACCTTCTGTTTGAATTTTTAAGTTTGGATTTAGCATAATTAATTTTTTATTGCTAGGATCCTTTACCACGAGTCCACTTTTCTCAGCTTTATTTACACTGTTTCTTACAGTCTGTGGAGATTTAAATATCCAATCTTCTTCTGAAGATGCATCAAGACAAAAATTACTTAGTTCAATTGGTTGATTAAAACTAAGTAGTGTTAGACAGTCAAGATCAGATTCACTCATTGTTACACGATTAATGTAACAATGAGTTAGTATCTGAAATTTAACAATATCCCATTTGGGCATCTTTACCCTTTTCTGTACTTGATTTACAAGAGCCATTAACTTTTTCTTAATTTTTTACCTCTAGCAGGTGCTTGTGCTACAGGTCTTGGTGTTGGTACAGCTTGTTGTTGAAGATCTTCTCTTTCATCTTCTTCATCTAGATCTGGTTGAACAGAAGCCATCATATTTGCATACTGAAACTGCATACTAGCTCTTTGATATCTTGCTTGTTCTACTTCGGTAAGTAATTTTTCATACTTTGCTTGTGCTTCAAGATATGGGATAGATTTCTCATAAAATTCTTTCATCTCATCTCTTCTAGCTTCTAGTTGTTCTGGTGACAACTCTTCATTCATTTGTTGGTTTTCCATGATATATTAATTAAAGTTTAGACAAATATACAAGAAAAGTTTAAACTAGATATATTTAAACAAAAAAAAAATCCAGGCATACTACATACCTGGATCTCTATAAGTTAATTAATTTTACTAGTGCCTTCTTCTAGCACAGGCACCTACTCTACCTCCTCCACGACCACCACCCGTTCCTGATCTATATGGACTTCCACGTCTTTTTTTACCAGGAGGAGTTAATGAAACATCTGATTCTGTATTCATTCCAAAACTATCCATTGCCATACCAACATTAGCTTTTTTTAATGTTTTTGGTTTTATTCTACCATATGACATTTTTTTAGTTGTACCACCTACAGCCATTTTTTTTATGGATTTTACTTTTCCAAATTTATCTTTAAAATCACTAGTATTTTTATTTCTTAAGGATTTTATTTTATTTGCAGTTTTAATTTCTGCTTTAGTAATTCTACCATTTTGAGCTTTTGCCAAAGGTTTTTTAGTTGTTTTCATAGTTATCTATTTTTAATAGTAAAGTTTAAGATAGTCAATGCATAGAAATTTCTAGAAGGATCTATTTCAATTGAAAATACATCTACCATAGATAGTCTGCATCTAATGGTTACTGTCTTCCAATTTGGTTTGTGATTTTTCCAACTATTCCTGAATTTCATTTTGACAAAGATTTAAGCATTGCAATCATTTTTGGTTGAGGAGAAATATCACTCTTATCTTTTCTATAAGAATTGTGAGTATAAACTCCTGGTACAGCAGATAAAGCATTTTTAGAAACACTCCACATGTCTGCTTCTTTGTAATCCAAAGGAATACCGTGTACCTTATTCCAGTAAATAAGCAACTGACATACTGATTCTATCTGTGCATCTGTATATGCATGATAATAAGTATGTCCTTTGTAAGGTTTTTCAAGCGTACACACTTGATCAAGTGGAATTTCTCTGTTAACATAGTTATAGAACTTGTCACCTTTTTTGGTAAGAGGTCCCCAGTTACAGATTTCTATACCAATTGCAAGTGGATCAATTGATCTGTATGGTAATGCATTTGCACGGAATACATCAGGTTTAATACCTAAATGATATGCCCATTTTTTAGATGAGAATGCTTGAGCAATCTCTCCATCAAATGTATCTTTTGATAATCCTTTTCCAGATATAACTACACATGTAGCAATTCTTCCTCTGTCATCATTGTCCCACATTTTAATAGTACCAGGAGCAGATGAATTGCCTGCAGTGTGATGTAGTACTATCTGTAATTTTTTGGTTTCCTCATTTACATACTGTTTTTCTGAAAGAGGTACCTGTTTAATTTTGGATAGATCTAATGTACTCATTTTTTCTTGTTAAACTTTCTTTTCATAATATTTGCTATAAATGTGCCCCATCTTTTAAGTACATTGTTTTTAGCATCTACTACTATATCAGTTCCTTCTTCTGTTTTGGTAACTGTAATATCTAGTTTCTCTCCATCATATTTGAACTCTTTCTTAGTCTCATCTATATGGAGTTCAGCATCTACTTTAGGAGTATCTACAACTACATTTACTTTTTTACCTTGTTTCTTAGCTTTAACTTTTACTTTTTTAGTTTCTATACCAATTTCAAAGTCTTCTACTTTTTTTGCTTTTTTAGCCATTGTTGATTATTTTGGGGTTTCTATTTCTTTACTATCTTCTACTGTTAATTGAGATAAAGTAGCTGCAACTGTTCCTGCTGTTGCTAAATAACCAGCTACTGTTACTACTGCTGCTGGTAATGCAATTGGAGCAGCAATAATAACTCCTGCTGCTGCACCCACTGCAATTGCAATTTGTTGTACTTTCTTCCAAAACTTTGGAGTTTTAGCATTCCATCTTTTCTTTATATTAGTCATGTCTATTGTTTAGTATAAATAGTTTTACTGCTTCTGATAGTTCACTTACATTCTTTGCTAAGTTTTTAATTTCAAGCTGTGTAAGTTCTTGTAATGCTTGATATTTTATTTGATTTTCTTGTTGGACTAATTCTATTTTACCTTTTAATTTACCTAATTCTTCTGTATTTTTTCTAACATCAGAGTGTATTATTTTTAAAAAGTATCCAAATATAGCCAAAACTGTACTAGCTATAAAAATAACAATTGTAATTATCCAACTTTCCATTTGTTTTAATTTTACTTTGGTTTTAGATTACAGGTAATTAATAATTTACCTTCTGTTTCTTCTGGAAGTACCCAGCTAAAAGTTTCTTCAGGATAGTAATCATTAAAATCTCCAGCATCCATAGTTATTGTTATACCTGGACTTATCTCTGCAGAACTTCCACCAAAAACTAATGTCCATTTTCCACTTATACATGTAAAAGAAATAGATAAGCACGATACTTCCAAACCACCTGATTCAGTTGCTAGAACTATTTGAGGTGTAATAGCTCTTGGAGTACTATTATTTACTATTGAACCTAAAGCTTGTAAAACTTTTAATTGAAAGGGAAAGTTATTTCCTTTATTTCCACTGTTTTTTAAATTG